AAAGTTTATTTAGTACAAGACATACCTGTCGACAGAGAAAGTGGTCAACCAAAATATAATGTAATGGGCGCACAAAAGTATGGCGAGATTACGGTTATGCTTCCTGCAAAAGCTCAAATGATTTTTTCTCCTGGTCCTTTAATTTTTCAAATAAGAGATAAATTAAAAAATTTTACAACTGATGATTATTTATTATTATCTGGTGATCCTGCTATTATTGGAGTGACATGTTCAATAGTTTCTGATATGACCAACGGAAAATATAAGTTGTTGAAATGGGACAGACAAGAAAAAACATACTATCCAATAGAAATAAATATTTTTCAAAACTAGTATTGACAATCCAATATAACTATCCTATATATCTTTTACGAAAGGATATATTATGGATATAAATTTAAGACAAGATGCGCCTGATCAAACTGATAAAGTTGATGTTAATGAATTATCAGAAGCAATAGAACAGTTTAAATCTATTGGTGCAGAAGTTTTAGCAGCAGAAATAAAATTAAAAGAATTAAAATCACAAGAAAAATATATTAGTGAATTTGTTATTCCTGACATAATGAATAAACAAAATTTAAAAACTTTAAAACTAAAAGATGGTTCTGAACTATCTGTTAATAAAAAGTTTTTTGCTTCAGCAAAAGCGGATAAAAAGCTAGAAGCAATACAATGGCTTCGAGACAATGACTTAGGTGATATTGTGAAAAATGAAATCATAGTTAACTTTGGTCAAAGCGAAGATAACAAGGCAATGGCTTATGCTAACCTTGCGAGGGAGAGTGGCTATGAACCTTCTCAAAAAGAAAGTGTTCACCACTCTCAACTCTCAGTAGTGATACGGGAATGGAAAGAAAAAGGTAATGAAGTTCCTGCTGATCTATTTAATATACTAGAAGGTAACAGAACTAGTGTAACTAATAAAAAGTAAACTAATAAAATACTAAACTAATAAAGGAGTAAAATAGTATGAATAAACAAGTAGTAAAAAAAGAAAGTGCAGGTGCACTCGCTTCTCTAAATCTAAGAGCTGATTCAGGCAAAGGTGCAGAGGAGATAAAATCAGATGATGTGTCAACACCAATTCTGAAAATATTACATCAACTATCCCCAGAATGTAATACAAGAAGTCCCAAACATGTAGAAGGAGCAGAACCTGGAATGTTATATTCTAGTAGTTTTGGTCAACCTATGGATGGTGAAAAAGGCATTCAAGTTATCGTAGCACATACGCAGACTAGATGGCCAGAGTGGCAAGAAATGGGAGATAGTCCATCAGCACCTGTTGGAACACATTTAACTCCACCTGCTACAGCAAAAGAAGAAATGCGAGGTATAAAATATAGATTACAGAATGGTAACTATATTGAAAAAACCATGTATTTTTTTGTGATTGTAATGGTAGATGGTGCGCCAAGAAAAGCAGTGATCACTATGAGATCATCTAATCTTACACCGGCAAGAAAACTAAATGATCTTATTTCTAATTTAAGAATAACAGATGATGAAGGTTCTTTTCAACCGGCAGCATATTCTGCAGTTTTTAATTTACAAACTGTTGAAAAAAATGCAGGAGATAAAAGATGGCATGTTTATAAACCATCAATGAATAAAATGTTAGATGTATCTAAAGAAGATGATGCAGCTATATACATGATGGCTCAAGAGTTTCAAAAACAAGTATCACAAGGTTCAAATAAACCTCAGTATGAAAAAGTTGAAGAAACTAAATCAAAAGATATTATATAGTTTCCCTTTGGGAAGTAGACACGGCCAGTGAGTACAGAGGCGACAAAGGGAGACTGGAGTCGCCTCAACAAAATAAACAGGATGACAAATGAAAGAATACATAGAATATTTTACAGGATTACAAAGAAGTTAT